TTGAGGCTCGCGCAAAGACGAAACCCAGCGACGCGAGCGTGGCGTCAATCGACGCCGACGTGAAGTCGAGCGACATCGACGCACCAGTGATGCGGCCGAGCGTCGTCCAGTAGTCCGGGCGGCCGTGGATCTGGATGCGGCCGAGATCAGAGACTCGGCCGAGGTTTGGAAGCGTCGTCACGCCGCAATTGAGCAGTCGACAGTCGCACCGGAACCGCTAATCGACGTCAGACGGCAGCGAATCAAATCCCACGGGGCGCCGTAGCCGAAGCCGTCCGTGGCTTTCGTCGTACCGGACAGAGTGATTGTCCCCAGCGTCAACCACTGATCGACGATGTTTGCCACTTCGACGACCACTGTCGCGCTGACCGCACCCGTCCCGGCGACTGACGCATGCACGCTCCCTGGCGCGGCCGGCATTTTGCGCTCGGCGCCCGTCGACGTCGTTGTGGCTGCCGACAGCAGCGCAATATTGACCATCATCATTCCCCTGTTTCCGGCGCCTCGGCGCCATTGACGGCAGGCTCGGCGAAGGACGCCTCTCCTTGCGGCATGCGCAGATCCAGCGACGCATCGCTGGACAACACCAAGCCGCGCTCCCGTGCATCCCTGCGGAACTCGGACAGCTGATCGAGCACGTCGCGCGGGTTCACGCCCCTCTTGCGCATCACTTCGACCTCAGTCGCGAATCCAGAGCGCGTCAGTTCTTGCCAGGCTTTCGCTTCTTTCAACGGGTCGATCCACGGCATCGACTGCCCGATGCACAACGCATCGTCTGCCATGTCAGGCCGCATTCCCGCCGGCATCCGCACGACCCCGGACAGGTCAGCGACCCGCACGAACGTCTCCCAGACCGGGCGAACGAACATGCCTGCGAACTCGTCAGAGAGCGTCGCATAGTTCACCCACTGCTCGACCAGCTCTTGCCGCTGCGCCGAATACGTGCCGTTGTAATCTTTGGCGCTCGAACTGTACGAGACGCCGACGCCTGCGGCGATCGCGCGCAGCTGCCCCTGCCGCCACATCACGAGGTTCGGGTTCGGGCGCTTCGAGTCGATCAGGCCGATCTCCTCGCCAACGCTTAGCCCGTCGACGATCGTTCCCGCCTCGAGCCGCAGATCGCGCGGCAACAGATTGCCGTCCGCATCTCGCGCCGCTGCATCACGGTTCGGGTCGAACATGTCCGGCGTGCCCTTGCGCACGTACGCGGTCAGGCGGGCCGCGATCTTCGCCGCGATCCGCTCCGACTCCTCGTAGTCCTTCAGATCGTCCAGCCGAGCCAGAATCGACGCGAACTCGCTCATTCCGCGCAGCTGGCCGATGCGATCGATGGTCGCAACCTGCATCATGCGCTCGGCCGGGACGCGCTTAAGGTCGCGCGCATTGATCATCGCGAGCCGCTCTGACGGATGCGACTTGTGCACCCAGTAGGCCCGCGCACGGCCCCAACTATCGCGCTCGATGCCCTGCCGCACTCCGCGGGCCTCGTCGTCGTAGTCGAGCGGAACCATGTCCGGCTCGAGAAGCTCGATCGAGTACGGCACGCGCGTACCGTGCTCAAGGCTTGGCAGCTTCCCGATCACGTCTTGCGCGAACGCTTCCCCGTCGCGCATCCACGTGCGCGCGACCAGGCGCTGCACCTGGGGCCACCTCAGCCGCGCCGTGACCTCCGGGTGACGCTGCCAATCTTGCCACGCTTCGCGCAGCGCGCTTGCGTAGTCGGTCGCGATCGATCCATCTGCGAGGCGCGGCTGCGGCTCGATTCCGATCCCAGCCGGGCCGATGGTGTTGTTTACCAACGTGCGCAGGACGCCGCGCGCCAGGTCGTGATTCCGTTCGAGGTATCGGATCTGCGCGCGCGTCGCGACTGCGGACGACTGCACCAGGTCGTTGATCGAGCGATCGGAGCGGCGCGATTTCCGATACCTCGACGGCTCGGCGGATTCGTACGACGCGAGCGCGTCGCGCGCCGACCGCCGTCGCAGCGCGACGACTGGATCCCACCATTCGACGATGCGGTCGATCGCGCTCAATCCATCCTCGCGACCGAGAAGCGCACGCCCCCGATGGTCGGAGCCCCAGCGGCTGTCGCGGATTCTGCCGCCACCCGCTGCTCCCATTCGCGCCGGCCGGCGCGGATCTCTGGCAGGTCTTCACGACGCAGCATGCGGTCCTGAAATCGGACCTCCTTGCCCGCCAAGACGGCGGCCTCGGCGGCCAGGTACGCCGCGAGCATTTCGGTGGCTGTGCTCATCGCCGCGACCCTACGCGGGCACGTGTCCGGGTTCCACCGGCGCGACTGGACGACGCCGCGCGAGGATCTCGTAGAAGGTCGAGCGCGAGATCCCGAACCGCCGGCAGACCGCGTCGCGATTTCGGCCGTCGAATGCCTGCAGAACCGCCGCATCGCGCGCCGCGCGCGACCCCGACTTCGGCACGTAGAGCGAATCTCCACCGCGGCGACGGCGCAGTCCTCGCATCACTGCCTCGGCGATCTGCGACGCGAACGGTTCATGCAGGCCGACCTCCTCCCGCAAGATCGCGGTCAGCTCGTACTGCAGCGCGACGGCGCGGTCTTCGCTACCGCCGGGTGTTGCGTTCTGGTTCGTCATAGTCGAGAACTCCAATCGGAACTGGCGAAATCGTTGCGGCGCGCAGGCGGGCGTGGAGCTTGCACCGGCGGAATCGATGGTGCTGCCGCCGGCGGATCGTCAGGGCCCACCTCTGACGCCGCCAGAAGATCCGCCTGGCGCGGGGCGATCCGCTCGGCCAGGCGCTCCCACATGGACGCCGTGTACCGCTCCAGCCCGAGCGCATGTGCGGCGAACAGCGCGTACACAGAGCAGTCCCAGGCCTCGTTGCGCTTGCCCGGCGGGCAGGCCCACACCATGCGCACGCCGCGCGCGGTGCGCGCCTGGACGCGCGACTCGACCGTCATCTGCTCGCACCAGTCGTCGGTGATGTCGGCCGGCACGTGCACGAAGCCCGGGCCGGGCGTCTCGTGCCGCAGGCGCGCGTACCACCAGTCCTTCGCCGAGTTCGTCCCGACCATCCAGAGCATCACTCCGCGCTGGATGAGCTTGCCCCGCCAGTTGACGTCGACCGGCGAGCCCTTGCCTTTGACCGGCATACCTGGACGGTCCATGCCCTTGATCGCGAAGACGCGCTGTACCCACGTGACACCGCCCGACTCGATGCGGCGGCCCGGCGAGCGATCGCGCACGTACTGGTACACGGTGTGCGTGAAGTGCCCGCCGGTGTCGAGCGCCACCGCCTCGATGCCCAGCGTTCCGCCGCGCAGGTGACGGAAGCGCCCCGCCAAGTACGCGTCGAGCTTCTCCCATAGGTCGATCTGCGCGGGGTCTCCCGGGATCACCTGATGATCGACGAGCGCGACCTCCTCGCCCGGCCCCCAGCCGTAGACCCCCACCTCGAGGCGGTTGTCCTGGACGTCCACGCCGGCCGTCAGCGCGCACACCATCTCCGGCACCTCGCGCAGCCGGTGCGCACCGGCACGCTGCGCACGCTCGCGCAGCGCGTGCACCTGCAGTCGCGCGCCGGGCTCGGCCCAGGTCTGCGCCAACCTGGTGTTGACCCAGGTCTTCATCGGCGCCGTCTTGCCCGCCACCAGTGCGGCGGCCACCTCGAGGAACTCGCGGACGATCGTCGCCCACGACAGCCAGCCGAGCGGCGAGTACAGGCTCGACAGGTGGTAGCTTCGCACCGCCGCGCCCGGGTTGTCCGCGATCCACTCGCCACCGGCCAGCATGCTCGGCTTGTGGTGCTCCTCGATCGCCGCCCCGCAGTGCCGGCACACGTAGTGCGCCGTCGATGGGTCATTGCCGACCCACTTCAACCCGTGCGCCTGGTCCTTGCCACCCCACTCGAGGATCTGCCGCTCGCCGCAGTGCGGGCACGGCACGTGGTACCGGAACCGCGTGCCAGCGTGGAACCTGTTCTCGATCGTGCTGAACCCGGGCGGCCGCTTCGGGCTAGACGACAGCAGACGCTTGCGCCGCGAGAACGTGTCCTGGCGCGCAGTGGCCAGGCCGAGCGGCTCCCCCTGGCCGTCGACGTCGTCCGGGTAGTCGTCGACCTCGTCGGCGTACAGGATGCGCGACGGCATCGACGCCAGGCCCGCCGCGCTGTTCGCGCCGGTCACCACCAGCAGGCCGCCCGGGAACTCCTTCACGAGCGTGGTGTTGCCGCTGTCGCGCGAGCGCGCCTCGCGGATCTTCGCTCGCAGCACCGGCGCCTCGCGGATCATCGGCGACAGGCGCTGCTTCGAGAACCGCTTCGCGATGTCAACGGTCGGCAGGATCAACAGCATCGGCCCCGGGTCGTGGTCGATGTTGTAGCCCAACCAGTTTAAGCCTGCCTCACTCTTACCCAACTGCGTGCCGAACTGCAGCACCACTTCCTCGTGCGGCGCGTCGGACGACAGGTCGGCCATGATCTGCCGCAGGTACGGCGTGCGCTCCGTTCGCCACGGGCCCGGCTCGGACGACGTCTCTCCGGCCAGCACGCGGTAGCGATCCGCCCACTGGTCGACCGACATGCTCTCGCGCGGCCGCAGGTACTCGCGCAGCAGCTGCGCGACCAGGTCGCGCTCAGGCGATCCCATCGGGCACCTCCGAGGCTTCGTCGCTCGCCGCCTCGAGGTCGATGCGCTCCGCGAACGCACTGAGCGCCAGGCGGTGCTCATCCCGCAGCAGCTGGCGGCAGCGCAGCGCGTCCGGCTCGGCCGCCACCTGCGCCGACAGTCGGTCGGCCAGCACCTCGAGCGACTCGCGCAGCGCCACCAGGCGCGCGGCGAACTCGCGCTCGACCACGGCGCGGCGCACCAGGTCGCCACGCAGCTCGGCCTCCTTGAGCTCGGCGATCGACGCCTCGGCCGTCTCGCGCCTGGTCTTCGCGTTCCAGTACTCCGCACCGGCGCCGGATGCCGCCTGCTCGGGTCGACGATCGTCGCCATCCGCGGCGGGCGCCTTCGGCTGGTCGTTGCGACGGCGCTGGCGGTTCCGGTCCCACTGGATCAGCGCCACCTGCAGGTCGTACCGGTCCCCGATCGGCGTAATGCGCCCGGCGTCGCGCGCCTTGGCCACGGCCGTCGGCGAGACGCCCAGGTGCCGGGCCAGTTCCGACTGGGTGACCATCTGTGCGGCGGCCTGCATGTTCAACCTAACGCCGGGTTTACACCCCGGGGTGAACCTAACCCACGGGCTACGACAGGCGCGAATTCGCGCGCGAAAGGACC